CCTCAGATATGGTTCAATGATCAGACGTGTGGCACTGGGCTGGAAAGCCTTGGCTGGTATCACGAAAAACGTGACGAGATACGCGGCATAGGACTCGGCCCTGATCATGACTGGAGCAGTCATTGTGCAGATGCATTCGGGCTAATGTGTGTTGTACATCAACTACCAAAGACGAAAGCAAAGACCATTAATTTTTCAGGCTGGGGATAGCGTTATGCTAATATATTTAAAATGACTGATTACACAAAAATAGCTGATGTACTACTGGCGCTGGGTGCATCTCAGGATGCCGACACTGACAACCGTGATAAGGCGCGAGAGTCTCACCTGTTCATTGATAAGACTGATGGGCAGTGGGAACCGTATATGTGGAATACCAACAGCGGTAAGCCAAGGTACTCATTTGACATGACATCCCCCATTGTTGACCAGATATCCGGCGAGATGGAGCAGGCTGATTTTGCTGTTACCGTAAGACCATCAGGAGGTGAGGCAACAAAGGACTCGGCAAAGGTATTTGACGGTCTTGTACGCAACATCCAGAACATATCCAGCGCTACAGACATTTACCAGCTTGCCGCAAGGGGAATGGTAACGTGTGGACTTGATGGCTGGCAGATCAAGCAGAAGTACATTGATGATGACAGCTTTGATCAGGACTTGGTCATTGAGCCTATCGCAAACTACATTGACTCTGTGTGGTTCGGCCCGTTCAAGAAGCCGGACGCATCAGATGCCCCGTGGTGTATCGTGCTTGAGGCTTTGCCAAGGGAGGAGTATGACGAAAAGTTCCCAGATGGCTCTAGTCAATCAGTAAGCGATGACAAGACATCCGAGGCATATTACGACAAGGCAGACCAGATCATCATTGGTCAGCTGTACTACATTGAAGAGGAAGAGAGAGAGTTACTGTTAATGTCATCCGGTCGTGTTATTGAGAACACACCAGAGGTCATGACGGTAATAGATGACATGGCTGCATCAGGTGAGATGGTAGTTGACCGCAGGATGCGTCCGAAGAACATCGTAAAGAGCAGGCTGTTTGACGGTAGGGACTGGTTAAAGCCAGCACAGACTACCGTGTTCAATCAGATACCAGTAATTCCCTGTATTGCCAACTTCAAGATATTCGAGAATAAACTGCTATACCGTGGCGTTGTAGAGAAGCTGCTCGACCCACAGCGTGTGTTCAACTACGCCAAGTCACGCGAGATCGAGGAAGGCGCACTCGCTCCAAGGGCTAAATACTGGATGACTGACAAGCAGACCGCAGGTCATGAAGATACGCTTGCCACAATGAACACCAATGCAGACCCAGTACAGACGTATAACCACGACTCAGAGGTTCCTGGCGCACCACAGCAGAATGGTGGCGCACAGGTTAATCCAGGTCTACAGGCTATATCTGCCGACATGAACGGTGTTATCCGGCAGACAGCAGGACTGTTTGCAGCAAACATGGGTGATAATCCCGGCTTACAGTCAGGTGTTGCGCTCAAGCGGCTTCAGGACAAGGGCGACATAGGCACCATTAAGTATTTCAAGGCAATGGAGCGCGCTATATCCCGTACTGGTCGTATTCTTGTTGACGCTATCCCTGTCGTATATGACACACAGCGCCAGGTCAGGATACTGAAGGAGGATGGCTCTTACGACATGACGGTATTAAACCAGCCTGTACAAGACCAGCAGACGGGCAGGATGGTAACGGTTAATGACGTAAGCGCAGGCACATATGATGTGACATGCTCATCAGGGCCTTCATTCCAGAACCGTCAGGAAGAGACAGTCACAGCCATTATTGAGATGGGGCAGGTTGATCCAAGCATTATCGAGATGGGTGGAGACATTCTGTTCAGTAATATCAACTCACCTGGCATGGATATGATTGCAGAGCGTAAGCGTCAGCAGATATATAACGCTGGCATGATCCCGATGGAACAGCAGACTGACGAGGAAAAGCAGCAGACCGAGCAGATGCAGCAGCAGCCACCGCCACCTGATCCTATGATGATTGCGGCAGAGGCTGAGGCAAGTAAGGCACAAGCCCAGACTGATAAGGTCATGGTTGACATGCAGATTGCCCAGTCTAAGGAGCAGCGTGAGAACTTCAAGGCTCAGGGTGATGCACAACAGCAGCAGGTTGATAACCAGTTCACCGCACAGGGTCAGCAGTTAAGCGCGCAGGGTCAGCAGATGGACGCTAGTGGCAAGATGATGTCAACCCATGCGAACATGCAGACCAACCAACAGAAGCATGAACTAGATGTGTTTACGGCGCAGCAGGACGCAAGGGACAATCAGTTCAACCAGATGATGACCATGCAAATGAACATGGTTGACGCACTGAACACGCAGGCAGGAACACTCAAGCTATTAAGGGAGGCAATGGGTGTGGATACGGTGGTGTCATCAGAGTCAGCATCAGCATTTGCTGAGCAGGCAGAGATGATTACCGACACCCAAGAAACCATAGACAATTGTAAGGAGAGATAACGTGTTATCAGATTTACTCGCAGGATATCAGCCACAGCAGGCGTATAGTCGTCAGCCAACAGGATACCAAGCCCCTCAGATGGGTGGTGGGTGGGGTGCTTTTCCAACACCGCAAGGAAATCCAGCGTTAAGAACTCAGGTAGGGCAGCCTACCCCAGTTGGAGGACAGTCGCCGCCAGGATCACCAATGCCGTGGACGCAAATAAACAGCGGATTCGATCCGATGCAAACAGCCCCAGCTCAGCCACCCAACACAGCATTTAATGGATACGGGCAGGGTGGCGCACCACAGATGATGAATACTCCGACATCTATGTTCGGTGGTCAGACGGGAACTGGTGGGCTACCGCAAGCGCCAACAGCACCACCACAGCAGGGTGGATGGGGACAGTTCCCGATGCCGTCAGGTCAGCTTCCTACTCAGGTAGGTGGACAGCCTCCACAGACGGGACAAACACCGATGCCTGCACAGCCACCACAGATGGGTGGTCAGCGTATGCCAATGTTTGGCGGTATGTTCGGGCAGCCAGCGAAGCCAATGCCACAAGCTCCAGCGCCAAACTATGCCGGAGGAGGTATGCAGGCTGGATTCAGAGGCGGTATGCCAAGGTTTGGCGGGTTCTGATAAACCACGATGTAAACGGGGGCATTGCGCCCCCGTCAGTGTTAATTAATACCTATACCCTTTATGCCAAGTGTTAGTGGTTGGCGTAATTTTCTTCCGGCGCTTAATGTCCTGTAACTGCCGCCTATCCTCGTCAGCCTCACTACGCAGTGTGCGTATCTCAGTCTGCATATCACGGGTGTCCTGGCGCTGCTGATCCTTAATCTCTCTCAGCTCTTTCTTAATTTCATATGTTCTGTTCAGTGACTTATCAGCACACGTTCCATTACGCTCACATATCAGGGCAGATGCGCTCACAGGTATAAGCAGGGCTATTAGTATTAGGTATTTCATGTTCATTCTCCGTTAAGTTTAAGAGGCTATATTTTATCACTGTAGGCAATCTATCCAATACCCATTCTAACTGGAAAAGCCCTACCTAAAGGGGTGGGGAAATACCTACCCATAAGGGTGGGGCAATAGTGGTATCATAACCGTGCAGTACAGATGCGGATGTTCCGTAGCAACCAGAGGATAAATCAATGAGCGAAGTATCAGGCACGTTTGATGACGGTGCAGAACCAGAAGTAACCACAGAAGTAACAGAAACCCCAGAAGAAACCACAGCCGAAGCTACAGCAGAGCCAGTTGAGGCAACCGAGGAATCAACAGAAACCAATCCTGCCGAGGAAAACACCCAGGACGGTGTGCAGAAGGTCATCAACAAGAAACACTTCGAGATGAAAGAGGCTGAACGTAGGGCTGAAGCACTTGCACAGGAAAACGCACAGCTACGCCAACAACTGCCACAGGCCCAGCGTCCACAGGTGCCACAGGTTCCAGACCCATATGATGATGACTTTGAGGCTAAAACAGCAGCCAGGGATCAGGCTATCGGTGAGCAGAACCAGTACGATTGGCAGATGCAACAGCAGCAGTATCAGCAGCAGGTAGCACAACAACAGCACCAGCAGGCAGAGGCAGCAACACTGCACAAGTCAGTAACAACATACACCGACAGATCAGAGAAGCTGGGAGTAAGCGCCGCAGAACTACAAGAAGCCGGTAACACTGTTGCACAGTACGGAATCCCTGATCAGAACACTCAGCACATCCTCGATGATGACCAAGGCCCGCTGATCACAAAGTATCTTGCACAGCACCCGCAGGAAATAGAAAAGATGCGCGGTATGCCACTGATACACGCAGGTATCCACATATCGAACGTGATCAAGCCATTGGCAGCAGGAATGCAGCGAACCAGTAACGCACCGGCTCCGGTTGATAGCCTAGCTGGCGGTGGCGCGCCTA